GTAGCAGATCCTGTACCAGCTTCAGTTGTAGTAATAACCCAATCCCCAGCAGTATATTTATCAAAATCAAGAGTTTGTTGATGAAACTTAATTGGATCAGGTAACTTTAATTTAGCCCCCGAACCATTAGCAGTCACATTTGTAAGTCCTGATGTAAAGTGTGTTGTCATATAATCAGCGCCTCCTAGCGCCAGTTATTCCCCTAGGACGGAATAACCAATTATTAATTGTTCCTAGAACTTTTTTATACCCCAAATTTAAATTTGGCGCAAGGTATCTTGTAGTAAAAAGTTGATTTTGTGATAGCGCTTAAGTGGCTATCGAAACTTCGGGCTTGGCTTCGTTTACTTTAATTTGAAGCGTATCTGCTTCAAACTCTTTGGCAACTATCTCTTTAATAATATCCTGGATTTTTTTATTAATCTCAATCATCCTAATATTATGCTTGCCGTCCTTCAGATGCTCTTGTTGCCACTCTAGTTCCAAGGACCTCTTCGTATTGTATAGGTCGTCCGTCATCTGTAACCTCCTCATAGGTTATCCATTTACCAGTTTTACTAGTAAATCCATCTTTCTCGAACTTTACCTCATTTTTTCCCAGTTTGTCAAGGATAGATTTTTCGATATCCATAGCTGTATCCTCACACTGGACATTAAAGGTAGCATAATAGCCACAATATCGGATTTGAATTCTGAGGTTTTTCATATTCACTCTTCTCATTAAAAAAGGGGCCGTTTTAAAGCGGCCCCTTAGTTTGTTAATTATTAAGCACCTTCAACACCGTAGATACCTCTAGGGTCAGATACTCCAAATGAGTATCTTTCTCTAGCTTTGTATCTTACGTTTCCTGTTGAGAAATCGCCTTCCATTTTAGTTTG